AGTTAGCGAATCCATGCCACCAGTGACTCCGCTAAAGTCTGTAGCACTTATGCCGCCAAAACCTCCGACACCTCCGTCCCCGATACCACCGATATCTCCAAGTCCAGCTCCTTTATCGCTGTCGCTCCCCGATGATCCGCCTTTGTCTCCAATCAGGTTGAGCTTATCAAAACCAGCCACAGCGGCTTTAGCTTCCTTAGCTGCCTTTTTGGCTTTTTTACCTGCGTCTTTGATTGCGTTACCTGCCCCGGATGCCTGATCCCCCGCAGTTTGGTAGGCTCCACCTAAATCCCCGATGGCTGCTGCCTGATCCTGCGCCGCCTGAACCTGCTGACCTGCTCCAGATGATCCACCGAACAACGCCGTGGTAAATGCGGCAAGCCACTTCATGGCGAGAGCCAATGCCTTAGCCATTGCAATCAACGCTGGCAATACCGTATTGTAGATCGGCAAAAACGCCTGACCGAGATACAGCCGGGCGTTCTTCAGTTGTGCCAGAAACATAGCCTGACGCGTCATTGTGTTGGCTTGTAACGTGTTGCCGTATTTCCGAGCCGCTTGCTCCAAGATGGCATAGTAGATAATGGTCTGTTGCGTTTGGAAACTGAGTTTTGCCCAAGATGAGTCCCCGGCAAACTGTCTAAATGCCTCCGTTGACTCCAACATAGCCACGTTAACGTTGATACCCAAGTCCTCAATGGCTTCTGTTTCACCGAGCATACCTGACCGGATGCGTTCCATGACATCTTGGATAGAACGGCCTGTGTTACTGGCTACAATGGCTGACGCTTTCAGGAGGTCAATAGTTCTCTGCGTGGTCTGTGCTTGGTCCTGTGAGAATTCGCTGATCAGGTTGGCATAGGTCGCACCGTACTGTGTCGCCTCGGATATACCCATACCATAAGCAGCAGCCTGTGACATGACCCATTCCCTAAACACGCCAACACTCTGACCCATCATTCGGTTGACCTGACCCACGGCAGCCTCAAAGCGCATGGCATCTTTTGTTGCGCCGGTGAAGACTTCACCAAGTTTCAATAAAGCCAAGGTGGCAGCCAAGGATTGAAATGCGGTCTTGATCGCTCCCGTGGATCGGCTAACCTCCCGCTCTGTGGTACTCAATTGTTTCCGAACGTTCACCAGATCCTTACGCAGTTGACTCGTCTCGCCCGTGATCAGTATTCGTAGTTCCTCTATGGTCATTGCCACGCTTCTTTTCACCCCGCTTTCGATGCTGCGCTCCATAGGCCGCTACTCGTTCTTTCATTACGCGCCAATCCTGTTGCTTCTCAGCCTGCTTCACCAGTTCCTCAGGGAATATGCCTGGGAACGCTTCATGAAGCTCAGGAGGCGCTTTTTTACTCCCCATGACTCTTGATACCAATTGCCCAATTAACTGTGCATGATGCCAACTCAGCAACGCCTGGTGCTGCAAGTCAAACCTTGTTCTTGCTTCGTAGGCTTGGATGGCTGTTTTAATCTCCAGATAGGTCATATCCCAATAGCCTACCGGGTCAACACCTGCCTGCACTGCCGTAGGGTAGGCGTCGTTAAACAATTCCGTGAGGGAGTTTACTGGTTCTCCGCCCCGGTCGCTTCCCCCGTCTCCGTCGGAGCTTTCTTGAAAAAACCGCTAGTCTGGAACACTTCAATGAGAATGGGTAGCAAGTCCATGTATGTGTTGCCCTCATCTACGTAGTCGTCGTAGAGGTTCTGTACATCAACAAAGCTGACATTATGCTGAAACTTTTGCATAGCCGCATGCAAGATACGGAGCGTACCGGTCAAGGAAGGTAGGTTCCCATTTTCCGCGCCCATCAAAATGTCCAGCGGATTACGTCCACCAAGACTCTTCTCCAGTTGTTCAATATGAGCTGCGCCAAGGCGCAATTTATAGTCCTTGCCGTTCATCGTAAGTGTTGTATATTTCATCATTCTTCCTCCTCAAAAATAAAAGCGCCCCATTTGGAGCGCATTTGTGTAGTAATGGTTATTAGACAGGGTCTGTGATTTCGATCTCTGACTGCAGATAAAACGCCGCAGTAAACGTCAACGCAGCATTGACAGCAGCTGCATCCATTTTGACGGATACCTGAGCGCTAAAATCATGTGTTGTACCGTCTGGATACTCCACACGGAATTCCTTTGTATCTCCCGACTCCTGAATACCTTTCAGGATACGGAAGTTAGAAGTTGGCCCAGAGTTGTCATACAGGAACGAAAACGTCAGATCGCCAAGGTCCTTAACACCTTGAATGTATCGACGCGTACCGTCATTGAGCGTAGTTACGTCTACCTGCTCCGGGTCACCGCCCAGTTCTGGCACCTCCATCAGCAATCCGATTTCGGTATATGTGCTTGAACCAGTTGTCGCCTTGTATGACAATGTGGTGTCTTTGGTTAATAGTCCAGCCATGCTCTTATCTCCTTTCTATTGCGTCACGCGACCGCTGCGAGTGTCCACAACGCCACGGTAACGCATAGCTTTATGTTTAATTCCTGATGGATCGTTCAAATCAGCCGCAAAATCACGGCGCAGGCCAATACTGTTCAACCGGGAATCAACTTCAGCCGCTAATGTGCCAGTTGACTTCGTGTGCCAGATATCTACCTGGATCGTGATGGCTGATAGTGGGCCATTCTGTATTCGGATGGGATCAATGTTGCTCCCCTCATAAAAACTGATGTGTGGCAGCTTAGCCCAATCTTTGGGATAGGCATCGGATACCGCAACCCCTTCGATCTGGTCCAGTTGCCTTTTCACATCAGGCTTAATGTCATACATCAGCGACCACCCAACCTTCTGATTTCCTTTTTCAACTCCTCTGAAATTATCTCAGGAACAATTTGTTTATTCTGCTCGGCAGCAGGATGCATAAAAGGCTGCGCGGGCATCCCCTTCCAGTCCTGACGATAACTCAGTTCCCCATCATATTTCGGTGGAGCTGGCGAAGCCTGACCACGTTGCCCGGTACCAAACTCCACATAGGGGGCATACTCCAGATTCGTGGATACCTCTCCGATGATCTTACCCCGCTCATCCGTAACCTGTGCCTTAATGCTGTTTCTCAAGTCTCCTGTATCCCCTACAGGAGCAAGTGCCTTGGCATCGCCTTGCACCTTAATAGTGGCCTTGTGAATACCTCGCCTCATAGCGGATTGATCTCCACCGAGCTGAGCCAGTTTACGCATCAGACGACCCATGCCTTGTATCGCCATTACCTGATCGCCTCCATGTCAATAACATAGTGACCGCCCCACGGCCTCACAGCCACCACCTTATAATCTGGCGTGCCCAGGGTGTATAAACACACTCCTGCTGTTTCAAGCGTTACAGGAGGCTCCTGTTCCACGTACATGACTCGCATATACGCCAAGCGTTCTCCATACATCTCCGCCAGCAAGCGACCGCCAGCAGGCATTACATTACCTCTAATCACAAACGGAACGTCCCAATCCTCATACGTGGTCCCATCTTCTTCTTGGAGTGATATCCGCAAGCGAAAAGTGACATCTCGTTTATCTCGTTCCCTTAACCTCATGTACGCCCAACCGCCTTTAACAACCGAAACTGCCCAATTGTTTGCCTAAAATCGGCAGGCAAATCAGCAAAGGAGCGGCTTACGCCGCCCTCGCTGTGACTGGTTTGGCCTTCGATGCCGATTTTGTTGTACCGCATGATAACCAATTGCCTGACGGACGACTCCAGTCCTGGCGGTATCGTCTGACGATTGGTCCAGGCCAGTACATCTGACTCAGCGTCTTCCAATAGCAAAGAGAGCATGTCATCTGACACACCCTCTCCCAAAAGCAGCTTCAGTTTTTCAATTTGCGCCATGACAAGGCCGTCCTTTCAGGTTAATTTTTTGCAGCTCGGATTTTCTCCAAGATGCCCTCTTTGCTGGAGGCGCGGCCCAAATCAATACCATGGTCTTCAGCGTAGGTTCTTAATTCATCAGGCTCCATAGCATCCAACAAATCATTCACTGCGTCCTCATCTTCTTCATTCAAAACGGAAACGAACGCCTCAATACGTTTATATTGGTCCTGAGAGATATTAAATGATTCTCCCTTTGTATATCGAGTGCCATTATGCCTAATCGGCGTCTCTTTGACTTCAACTTTCATGTTTAAACCCTCCTTAGATTACTTGAGCTTGGAATACTTCATCAGCAGCTGGGAAGCTTGGCAAAGCTGTTGCTACAGCCTTAGTCCAAGTTGATACAGGATCAAGGTTTTCCTCGTATACCATAGCCAGCACGTTGCCAATTTGCGAAGTTTGGATAGACGGATCACGAGTCAAACGGATTTCTTCAGCCGTAGGGCCGTAAATTGTTTCACCAAGCGTGGAATCAGGCAGCAATACAAACTTGTTAGCTGGGAAGTAGCGATTTGTAGTGTAAGTACCATTCGCTGCCTGTTTACGGTATGTTTCATCGTATGTTGCAATGGCTGGCAACCCAAGCTGTTGCAGATAAGCGTTAAGTTCCGCTCTCGATGCAATGCGGCTTGTGTTTTGTCCGAATAATGCTCCCGCCACTTTCGGGTGCTTGAGCAATGATGCCAAAATAGTGTTCGATGTCAGCGCCCGACCCGGATTAGTGCCCAAAATATTAACCCATTCCATAATCTGACCAATTGGATCACTATCAGGATCGCTCCAAAGGTCTGTGCCCGACAACACTTCTTTGTGATTGCTTGGTACGCCGTAATCAAGCGTAGCGCTCAGATTGTTCTCGTTAAGCGTTACTGTACCGTTAGATACAGCTTCCATACGCATCAATTCGATACGAGCACGCACACCAGCAACAAGTGTATCAATGTCGTTGTATACTTCACGCATCAAATACTGTTGCTCGTCAGAGTTGCGTGGATTCTCGAGAGCGATGATATCGCGCTCATCCATTTGGAGTTTACGCTTAATCAGAGCCAGTTCAAGCGCCTGTTTGCTTGCTTCACGGCTGCCGATCTCTGCTTCAGAGTTAAACGCATGAACGCTTGCGATAACCGGGATGCGGCGTGCTCCTTTAATCTGGTCAAACTCCAACGATTGGCGTTTAACCTCAGGGAAGAGTGTTTCACCCAACAATGCAGGGTATTGACGATTGCCAAGATAATTCAGAATCTCTTTTTGTGGGAATAATTGCAGTACGCTAGGCATTTAGTAGCCCTCCTTATTTGAATTTGATTGCTGTCATAGCAGTTTTTGCAGCACTTACTGGAGCAACAGGTAGTCTCGCTTCAATGATCCACCCCTCACGGATTACTGCCCCTGGTTGAGGCCCATTAGTCACATCAATGTCATCATGCAAGATACCAATAGCTGTAGAGTCATTTGCCGGGTAAATCGTGCCTGCTGGAACAATTTTGCGACCATCTGCATTTGCGGTAACACCGCTATCGCTGATTTGATATGTGAATGCTACATACTTGGCACT